ACCTTGACCGATCGGCAAGCCGGAAGCGTCAAGATCGCAAAAAATAGTATTATTTATTTGATAATTCATTTTTTTAGTTTTTAGGCAAAGCAATTGAACAAACTTGATAATTTCCGGCGCCTAAAGCGGACAAGTCAAGTTTGAAGAAAGCGAAGTTCGTCACGGCGTCGAATTCAATATCAACGTCGTAAATATACGGCGAAATTAGTTGACTTAAAGTAAGCGAAGCCGTCGAAAGATACGCTTCTTCTTCTTCAAGGTTTCCGATTCCGACCGGAAAGAAATCGATCGTCGCGATTTGATTCAATGTCACGTCGCCCGGCAATTTATGCGTTCTAACGAACAAAAACGGAAATTCGTCCGAACAAATCGCGCCGAATATTTGAACGCCCGGAAGGGACGGATCGATCGGATCCGGCGCAAAGAAATCAATTTCGTCAAGTCCGCGCGGCGCATTTCCTTCAAATTCAAAAGGTTTTATTTTCGGACGGAATACTTGAATAACATTAAAAGGGCCGCCGACAAGAAGCGAAGCGTCGAATTTTATTTGATATTCAAATATAATATCTTCATTCGCCCAATCAAAAGATATATTATTTGTCGAAATATAAACGGAAGAAAGTCCGCCGGCCGGAATTCTTGAAAAGGGCGTCGCGTTATTTGCTACCAAAACCAAAGGCGGCGAAAGGTTTTCTTCATAACGAACGCGGCCGTTCCATTCGGTTAAAATACAAGGTTTGTCCGCGTTCGAGCCGTTGTCGGAAACATTCAAGACGGTTTGTCCGTTTAGGAACCAATTTCCCGGAAAAGCCGTGTTTCTTTGAACCGTATATTCTTGAAAAATAAAAGAAGTAGTTTGACCGGGCGCCGGATAATCAACGACTTCGCGAAGAATTCGGAAATCAATCGTCGAAACAAAATTGATCCAATCGCCGACCTTTTCCGGCGGAAGTCCAAGATCTACAAGACAAATATTTGCAAAATCGCCGCCGCAAATTTTCAAATCATGACGAATTCTTTCTTTCATTGTCGGCGTGAAATAATTCGTTCGCCAAGTTTTATTATAATCTGAAAAATCGGACGTTATTTCCAAAGGACAACAAACGTCAAAAGTTCCGGGCGTATTCGTGACGATATATTTTCCGAAAATAAAAGAGTTAACAATATTTGAAGAAGGCGTGTCGCCTTTTGAATAAACGATCGCGATCAAATAAAATTCTTGACCGACAAGGACGTCGTTTCCGACGATTGCCGACGTTGAATAGATTGATCCGGAAAGAATCGCCGGCGCGATCGAAGGCGTCTTCAAGTGATTGTCAAGAACGCCGATTGAAGGATCGGTGATCACTTCGGCCCGGCTTGAATCGTAATTTGTGAAAAAATCGACAAGATTATTCGTTTGTGAAGCGTCGATCAAATTAAAAACAACGTTGTTGACGCCGCCGACATTTATTGAATCAATTTGAAATTCGACGTCCGTATTTGTAAGCGAAGAAAGGTCGGTGACAACGGTTCCGTTACGCGACAAGATTAAAGTCGGATTAATAAATTCAGAAACGCCGCCGAAAAGTCCCTTGTTGAAGAATCTTGAAGTTTGCGCGACGGAATAAGTTTCCGGACAAGTAAACGGAACAAGGGCGCCGGATAAAGGATCCGGAACAAGTGTCGAAGGATCAAGAAGGTAAAACAAAAAACAACTTTTTCGCACTTGATTATAAATTGAAGGAACCGACAAAGTCAATTGATTCGATTCGTAAACGGAAGAAGAAAGAAGACGATCGTTGTTCGTATTGATTGAAGACGTCAACCAATTGTCAAGATCTTCGGTCATTATATACGACAATTCGACAACAAATTCGCCCGGATTCGCGCCTTCAATGAAAGTCGCTTCAAGATTTCTTTGACTATTTGTCGCGCCGGCCGCGCCGATCAATGTCATTGAAGCGGATCCGATTCCGGAAAAATATTGAATATAAAACGCAACCGGCGGCGCCGAATCAATCATTCCCGAAGGATAATAAGACGCGAAGTTGCAAACGTCGCCGAAGAATTCCGGGTTCAACCATAATTCAAGGCCGTTCGTAAGTCCCGGCAAGTAATAAAGCGAAAAGCGCATGATCTTTCGTTCACCGATCGCGCTTGAAGCGTAATACGCGCCGCCGGAATAATCGGAACAAAGTCCCGGCGCTTCAATCAAATAATTGTTTTCAGTCTTCAATTTAACGTTAAGACAAGTCAAGCAACCGGAAGCCGCGACGCCGGATCCGGTAAGTCGAACGGATCCGATTCCGGCGCCGCCACAACCAAAAGCGTCGATTTTACATGAAATGGATCCGGAAACGGAAGGCGTCCAAGTAAACGAAAACGGAACCGTCGCACCGGACGGAACCGTTGTCGGGTTCAATTGATTTTCGACAACGTCGTCACAACCGCCGGCCGAAATCGGCGTTTGCGTGAAAGAAATATCAACGTCGCAAATTGTCGGATTTGTAAAGTCAAAAGAAAGAATCGAAGAAGCGCCGATCGGAATAGTTCCAAGATCTTGAATTCCGGAAAGCGGCGGCGTCCAATACAAAGACTGCTGAAGGGTTTCAACGTTGAAAAAGAAGACGTCCGTTCCGGTTTGGCCGCCGCGTCGCCAATCGGCGCGAAGTTCAAGCGAATCAATGTTTCCAATTTGAGATCCACAAATCGAAATAATAAAATCTAAACTATTTGCGTTATTTATAGGAACCGGCAAGGGCGCGCCGTTTGGCGTTGTATAAGGAACGCCATTCATTGAAATAATTGAAGAAGTTTGTCCGGCCGGAAGAATTAATTCAAGTGAAGTCAATTGTCTTGTTGTTTGCGTCGGATCTTTAAAGATTTGACAAGATATTTCACAACAACAATTTTCAAAAATTAGATTGTTATTTATTTGATCAATACAATTCGATAAAAGCATATATTTTATTTATTACAAATTTATTCAATTTATTAAACAATTCCGTTGACTTTTATCGTTCGTTTTACAAAATCAACTTTAATTCTTTGAACGATTCCGTTGACAATCGTTCCGTTTTTCACAATTTCGACCGTTTTTCCGAATGAAAAATCGTTGTATTCTTCGCAAGTGAAAACAAATTCAAATTCAAAATCGAAGGATTGAGAATTCGTGTCGCGCGGATTTTTTAAATAGTGAAAGTTAGTATATAAATTATTGTCGAAATTTTCTTTGAACCAAAGAGGATAATTGAATCGTTCTAATTCATCGACGTAATTTCCGGCGGAATCGTAAACCGGGCCGCCGGTTAAAGTATTCGAATAATTCCTTTTTACGCGATCGTTTTTCCAAACGGACGGCGTCGATCCTTCAACGATCAAAAACTTCGGCGCGAACGCCGTCGATTGATTCATTAAAAGAACATAGCGCCATTCAGACAAAGCGCCGCCGAAAAGAGCATTTAAAACCGGACTAAGATCCAAGAAAAACGAAAGGACATCGACTTCAATTCCGTCGTCGCGGAATCTTGCCGCCGCCGAAGGTGATATAAATTTATATTCGCCGGATTGAATCGGATTCGGCGGCGAATTCCATTCAATAATATCATTAAAGCGATTGCCGGCTTCGTTGCCGATATATTCTTGACCGTCCTTCGTATATTCAAAGCGCCCATAAGCCGCGCGATCGTCGTCAATCCAATTATAACAAATAACGCCGTCGATCAATCTTTGATCTTGTTGAAGAATGTCCGAAGAAACCCAAACGTTCGTATTTTGGAAAAAATCGCGTCTTTCAAGAATTAAAACGCCGTTCACGACTTCCCATTTTGCGTTGAAAAGCGGCGCGACATAATCGGAAAGGAAGAATTCCAAAGTCAAAATCGGTTCGTTTCCTTTAATCATTGAAAAATCGGTTGAATCGTTCTTCCGGCCCTTTTCGACTTCGGCGGAAAAATAGACCATGTTATTATAAAGCGAAGCCGGATCGTTTAAAATTGAAGATTGAAAAGTCAATCCGCATTTTAAACATACATTTTCGATATAGTCGCGGACATACGGCGAAGGGTGAAATCGACCGCACGCGACAAGTTGATTTTGTATTGAATCCAAAGCGTCAAGAAGGTTGTTAATTATATTGATCGGATTCGTGAAGCCGGAATTGCAATCCGGGCCGTCAACGCCCGGAATCACCGAAGCAATCGCCGAAACAATTGAACAAATAATATATATAAGACCGAAGATCACAAAAATAACGGCTATAATCGGAATCAATATCGCCGTCAAAAGTATATTGATAATATAAGCGAACCAAATCAACGCAATTTGTGTAAAAGCCGGGCGCAATTCCAAACAATAACGAATCGCCGGTCTTTCAACTTGAAGAAATCCGTTGAAATCGTCGTAAATTAACGTGCTTTTTATACAATCGATTGTCGGATCGGATTCGATAATATTTGCCGAAACCGCGCAAATCGGATCGCACCAATCAATTGAATCGCCGCGAATTATTCCTTCGAAAACCGGTTGTTTGCAACAATCGTCAAAAACTTTAACGTTTATACTATTCGTAAAACCGGAAGGATTGTCAATCAAAACGGATTTGATCAAGTCGAATCCGTCGTCATAGAATGTCAATTCACTTGAAAACGATTTCGCGATCCGATTGTCGTCGGTTTTATTTTCGATAGTGACTTCGAATTGATCCGTTCCGTCAATTCGGCCGGTCAAAAGATTTCCATTGAATTCGATTTTAATTGCCATTATCGCGCCCGGTTTTTGATTCGTTGTTGTTTATAACTAATATTTGAAACAATCGCGTTGATTCCGCGTTCGTCAATATTCACTTTCATTCGATCTTGATTTGAAATCGCTTTTTCAATCCGATCAAGTTTTGATTCGAAACCAAAATTATTTACAAATATAAATTTTTCGTTCAATCCTTCCGTCAAGAAAGGATTCCGTCCTTTGTGAATTTCTTCGAAGTACGGTCGAAATTTTGACGTTTGTTCTTTTGTCATAACGAATTCGCCTTTGTGAACAATTCCGGCCGATTGATATTTTCCGCCGTCACCGGTGTAACCGCCGGAAGCAAAGCCGCCGGCCGCCGCGCTTGCTTGCGCTTTTGCGGCAACTAAGCCGGCCGCAAGGGCGATCAATGTCGCCGCGATTGTAAACGGCGCCGCCGCGCCGCCTTCGGCCGCCGCTTTTGAAACGGCAACGACTGAATTGATAATTAATTCGGTCGCCGCAAGCGCTTGTTGAGTTCGAACAAATTTCGCTTTCTTTTTGTTTAATTCTTCAAGGCGTCTTTCTTCTGCTTCAAGAAGTTCGGCGTTCCCTTTTTCCGCAAGTTCCGTCGCCGCTTCGACGCGCTTTTCTTGCGCTGAAATTGCGTTTTCAACTTCGGCGATTTGTAGTTCGATAATTTGATCGATCAAGTCTTTCGTCGCGTTTAGGACGTCGGCGATTCCGTCAAGAATTACTTGTTTTTTATCGGCTTCGGCTTTCTTTGCCGCTTCCGTTCCGCTTTCGTTTAGATCGTCGGTTTTTTCGCCCAAAGCCGAACGAAGCCGAAGGATTTCAAGATCGGCGTTTTTTTCAATCAATATTCTTTCTTCGGCCGTCAAGGCGGCGTTGTCAAGTTCGAAGTCGCGTTCGCGTTCGATTTGCTTGATCTTAAAGTCCGTTTGAGCCGTCAAAGAAGCGATTTCCGCGTCTTTTATTCCTTTTAGTTGTTCTTTTAGCGCTTGACGTTCTTCTTTGTCCGTAACGGTTTTTAATTGTTCTTTTATTTTCTTCTTTTCTTCTTCAATTAATTTGAAGTCGTCAAGTTCCGTCGTTTCGAATTCGATCGTTTGTTCGGTTGTTTCAATATCGAATTCGGTCTTCGATCTTTTCTTCTTCGCTTTGTCGCGCAAGTCGGCAATTGATTCTTGAAGTTTTTCTTCGATTTGAAGTTGTTGTTCGGCGTTTATTTGCGCGAAAAGTTTCGCTTCGTTCGCGCCTAATTGTCCGGCCTTCTTTGCCGTCTTGATCCGATCCGCGACAACGTTAGCCGATATAAGTTTCGCTTGAACGGCCGCTTTTTTTAGTTTGTCAATTTCGTCGTCAAGCGTCACCGGATCAATGAAAGAAATTTGATTTTCTCTTGTTTTTTCTTGCGCCTTTCGAAGTTCGGTTTGAAGATCAAGAAGAATCGATTTGATTTTCGACGCCGTGATTTTTGGGCCGCCGGATCCGCCGAACGCTTCGCCGAAATCAAAATTTTCGAAGTCGCCTTCAAGCGCGGCGATTGCTTCATTCACCCCGTTTAATTCTTGCCTTAATTGCCCGATTCCTTTCGCTTCGCCTTCGGCGGCCGGAACAAATATTTCTTCAAAGGTTGCCGGATCGTACAAGAAAACTTCTTCAACTTCAATCTTGTTTATATTTGAAAAATCAGACGCCCGGGCGTTGATTTCCTTTCTTGTCGCGCGCGCGTTTTCTTCAAATTGCTTCTTTTGCTTTTCGCTAAAAGCCGCAAATTCTTCAATATCGCGTTTTGTGATCGAAAAATCAAAAACAGATTTTCCTCCGCCGCCGTCTGTGAACGTCTTATCTTTGAAAATTTCGTCAATTTCTTCTTGTGATTTTGACGCAAGCGCTTTCAATTCGGCGAAATCCTTTTCAAACGCGCCAAGTTGTTCGGCCGGCGTCGTTAATAATAACGCCGTAGTTTCGCCGGCGCGTTTTCCGAAGTCTTTTCCGGCTTGCGGCCCGACAACGTCCGCGAGTTCTTCTTCAAGCGTGATTTGTTCTTTTATTAAAGTTGTGAGTTCTTCTTGTTTAACTTCAAGAAAGATTTTTTTCTTCAATGTTTCAACAAAATTTGAATACGCGACGTCAAGTTGTTCAATGAATTTCTTTTCGTCGGAAAGATTTTTAAGAGTTAAACCATATTTTGAATTTATAGTGTCAATAATATCGCCGCGTTCTTGTTGCGTTTGATTTGTGTTTTTGACTTGATTGATCAAAAGTTTCAATTCGGCGGCTTCGTCGGCCGTTCTTCGAATTGTTTCGTCCCGTACCGTATTCAAAGCGATTTGTTTCCTTGAAAGTTTTGTCGTTTCGTCGCCAAGATCGCCGGTCGCGCCGGCCGCGTCTTCGGCCGCGTCGCCGAAATCAAGAAACAAAGAAGCCGCAAGCGAAATCCCGGTGATAAGTAAGCCGATCGGATTCGCTTTGATCGCCGCGCTAAAGGCCCGAACGGCCGACGTTGCCGTCAAAGAAGCGATCGTTGACGCTTTCGAAGCGATTGAATTCGCTTGTGTGACCTTTGTCAAGTTTCGCGTTGCCGTGATCCTTGCAATTCGGGCGATCCTTGCCGCTTTTTCCGCAAACGTTGCCGCTTGCGTTTGGATTGTATTTAAAAGCGATATTTGTTTTTGACGTGTTAAAGCGCCGACAAGAATTCCGATCGTCGAAGCAAACGCGGCGACCGCGCCGCGGTTTGAATCAATAAAAGTCCCAAAGTTTGAAAAGACGTCAACTAACTTAAAAGCTACATTTAAAAGCGATTCAAAAATCGGAAGAAGTCCGTTTCCGATTTCACGCTTCAAAAGTCCGAAGTTTCCTTCAAGCGTTGAAAGCCTTCCGGAAGTTGATCCGGCAAGCGCGTCGGTTAAGCCGAAGAATTTTCCGCCTTCACCGGTCAAATCCGCGAACGCCGTTTCAAGATTCGCAAAAGAAATCTTTCCTTCGGATCCTAATTTTTTGACTTGTCCTTCGGAAACGCCTAATTGTTTGGCGAATTCTTGAATTACCGGAATTCCGGCTTCGGTCAATTGATTAATGTCTTCGGCGAAAAGTGTTCCTTGAACTTTTGCTTTTCCAAAAATAACCGCAAGTTGATTGAAGTCTTTTCCGGTTCCGGCCGAAAGGTCGCCGATCTTCTTCAAAGACGGTTGAAGGTTGTCAACTTCGACGCCAAACGCAAGAAGCGCTTTTCCGGCGTTTTGTACTTGTTCCGGCGTGAAAGGAGTTGAAACGGAAAGATCTTCAAGATCTTGCAAAACTTTCTTTGCTTCTTTGCTTGATCCTAAAAAAGTGGTAAAAGCGATTTCAAGCGCTTCAAAATCGGCGGCGGCGGTGATTGCCGACTTTCCGAATTGAAAGATTTCGCGGCCTATTGCAAGGCCGGCAAGCGCAAGGCCGACTTTCTTGATCGTCCCGGTCAAGCCGCCGAATTGCTTTTCGGTTCTTTCTGTTTCGTCGCCGATTCCGCCGATTTTCTTTTTTATTTGATCAAGTTCCGTCCGAAGATTTCCGGTTTCCGCTTGAAGTCTAAAAATTACATTTTTAACCGCCACAATTTCAATTTTTTTTAGTTTGTTGAAGAAGTTCTTTTCGCGGACATTGAACGTTTGACGTCCTTGTCTTTTGTTCTTGAACCTTTTCCGGCGCCTTCAATAGCCGCGTTTTTTTCGTCAATTATTCGAAGCCATGTGTTCACCGTTGAATAATAATTTTCTACGGTCATGCTTTCAAGGTGTTCAACTTCGGAAGGACGGCTTTCGCAAATCATTTGATTCAAGAGATTGATGTCTTCAATGTATCGCCCGACGTGAACGCCGACAAGAAGCGATTGATCCTTTCCGCGTTTTCCCGGTTTTCCTTCAAATACTTTTGAAAATCGCGCCCGGATAATTCCGAAAATTTTGTTGTGAAAAGATAGGCCCTTGACAAAAAAAAATCGCGCGCCGCCGTGTCGTTCTTCAAAATTGTTTTCTTTTTATTCGTCCATTCTTCGGACAAATCGTCCGCCGGTTCGCCTTCAATCAAGAAGTAAGTTGACGCAAGTTCAAGAAGCGTTTCTTCTTCGCCGATAAAATCAAGACGAAATTCGATTTCGGCAAGAATACCAAACAAGGAAACAATGTCGCCTTTGTTGGCGTGTCCCTTCATTCCTTGAATTAATTCTTTTAGTATTGCCTTTGTGACGTTCATGTCGGCGAACCTTGTCGCGACTTCGGCCGCGATCGCGCGCTTTGCCGGCGTGTTCATTGGTTGAAGAAATTCAAACCATTTTGAACCGTCTTCACTTGTATATATTTCACGAAGTTCATGTTTTGAAGCCGGCTTTTGTTCTTTTTTTCTTTTGAATAATTTCATTTTTTCGATTTTGTTTTTCAATTAATTTTTCGTAAAGATACAAATTTCGAATTTCAAACCGAATTGATCGTCAAAAAATTATCGAAATTTAATGAAGTCATTGTGAAAAGTCCAAAGGAAATACCGGAAGCAATCAAGAAGGTGACTTTTCCGCGCGTCCTTTCCTTTGTCAATATCGCCGCTTTCCGTTGCTTCAACGCTTTCAACGTCTTCGATCAAGTAATGACAAGACGAATCGATCAAGAAGTCTTTGTGATTTGCACAAATTGCATTGCAAAGAACGCGCGAATTCCGAATCGAAGGATTGACGGAAGGGACGCGGAATTGAACCTTTGAAAGATCAAGTTCGTCGCGAATAATAGTATAATAATTTAAGGCGCCTTTTGTCATTGCCGATCTTGCATTTCCGGAAGCGTCACCGGTCACGATGAAATAATGATCACCAAACGCGGCGGAAATTTCACCACAAAGCGCGTATATATCGGAATTACGAAGACGGAATTCTTTCAAGATCCGAATTGTTCCGTCGAAAGATTGTCCGGCAATACAAGTAATTGGATCGACATTGAAATCAAAAGAAAGAATGATCGGTTCGCTTTGATCAAGTTCAAGGCCTTTGAAGACGGTCTTCTTCTTGTCAAAAGCATAAATGAAGGGACGATCAACGTCAAGAACGTTCCAATCGCCGCGAACGAATACGGCCTTTGTGACTTCGTCAAGGTTTTCAAGTCCTTCAAGATAGTCTTCCGGAAGTGAAGGATTGTCCGACATTGTCGCTTTTAAATAAAAATAATCTTTTGAAAGCCGGCCTTCGATGAAAGGTTCGTGAAATTCTTTCTTCGTCCAATTATTTGAAGGGTTGCAAGTGATCAAAATAATCGGCTTCGGTTGCTTTTGAACGCCCGGCAATATGTGACGCCCGGCGCGAAGTTTACATTTTTCAAAAGTCTTTCGGTTTATTTCTTGACCTTCTTCGATCAAAAATCCGTTTGCTTCAATTCCGTCAAACCTTGTCAAGTTCTTATCGGCGTTGTAATTTTCCGGAAAGAACGTCAATTGACTTCCGTTTCTAAAGGTGACAATTTGATCGGTTTGATTATAAGATCGAATAAATTGACGCGGACAAAGTTTCAAGAAAGACGGAATCGTCGTCCGCTTCAATGTCGGAAGTGATTCGCGGACAACGAACCAACGCGAACCCGGATAAACTTTCGCAAGTAAAACGAAGACCGCAAGCGAAACGAAAGTCTTTCCGCCGCCGGCCGCGCCGCCGTACATTAAACAACGGAATTTATCAGAAAGAATCGCTTCAATATATTCTTTTTGTTTTTCGTGCGGTTCGAAAAGTACGTTCATTAAAAAATCATTTTGATAAATTCAAAAAAACCAACGAAAAGAAAGTCGATCAATTTTCCAAGCGCCCAAATAAAAAAGAAGATCGCGATCACCGATCCAATAAAAAAAGGTTTTATATTTTTCTTTCTTCGGTCTGAATTTTTGAATTCTTCCGACAAAATTGATCTTCTTAACTTTTCGAATGATTCTTGATTTTGTTTCAAATTTTTCATTTTCTTTTTTGTTTTATTATATAAGCGACAACGAACAAAGCGAAAAACCATGAAAAAATAACGACGTTTATCATTTTATTAAAATTTAACGGTTTGTCCGCCTATATTGAAAACTTGTTCTTCGCCTTCTTGTTCCGCGAATTTGTCTTCGTTCCAATTAATCGGATCCGTATTCTTCAAAGCGAAAATAATCGCCGCGACGGCCGGTTGAATATATTTCTTTTTCTTCTTGATCTTCGTTGAAATTAAAACGCCGTTCTTGTCTTTGAATTCTTCGACTTCGACTTCTTCAATGAAAAAGCCGGTCAATAATCTTTTTAAGCCGTCAACGGCAACGTCGCGAACCTTTTCTTTGTTCGACTTCGCGTTGACTTCTTTTGTCTTTTTAAAAGAAGCGGAAATTTCGGAAATCGAATCCGTCCAATTGTGAAGGGTTCTTGAAGTGATTCCGTTTTCTTGACAACAAGATTCAAGGGTGAAGTCGCCGGATCCGTAAAGATCGAAAATTTTGTTCGCGATCCGTTTCTTGTCGGCGTTTGTTCTTCTTGTCGAAGTTGTTTTTTTCTTTGTCACCGGCTTATTTGTCGGCTTCTTCGTTGTTGTTTTCTTCATTTTGATCGGCTTAATTGCGCGCGATTCCTTTTGCGCCGGATCAACAAAGATCGTAATTTTTCCGGACAAATTAAAAAAGTTTGCCTTGATCCGTTTCATTGATCAAAAATCGAAGATCGCGTTCGCCGGCGTGACGTGAAGATCGGATCGCGTTTTCTCGTTCGATCATTGAATCAATCCAAGATTTCAATTCGTCAACGTTTCGCGTCAACCAATAGCCGGAAGAAGTCGCAATCAATCCGTTCAAAAGTCCTTCGGATCGAATGAATTGAATGATTTTTCGAATTCGCGGTTCGGTGATTTCAATTTGACATTTTATTTTCAAGGCCCGAACGATTTGTTTGTTCGTAACAATGTTTATTTTTCCGGGTTTCTTTTTAAAACGTTTGCAAATGATCGCCGCGATATTTTGTTCGTCCGGCGTCAACGGTTTCGTTATTTCTTCGAAATTCTTCATTTTAAGCGTGTTTTTTCGATTTTAGGTTTGTATATACTTAGTTTTCTTTTTAGTGTCTTATATTCAAAGAAAGACGTCTTCAAATGAATTTAAAAGTCTTTCTTTCTTGATGTCAAATGAATTCACTTCGTTTTTGTTAAATTTTTTGTATTGAACAAAAGTTAAAAGTTCCGCTTTCAATTTTTCAAGGTCTGCAATTCCGGCGAAAGATCTTTCATTGATTGATCGAAAAAACCAAACAAGATATTCTTCTTCGATTCCGAAAATCGGTTCGATTGTGACCTTGATCATTTGTTCTTGATCAATCATTTTCTTCGGTTGTTAATCCTTTGATTTGATCTTCAATTTTCTTTTTGCTTGCCGCGTGTCGATCGACAATTTTTTGAATTGCTTTGATCATGCTATTTTGTTGGGCGATTTGCGAATCAAGATATTGAATCGAAGTATAAAGCGAATTAATTAATTCGACATTTTTTCTTTTTGCTTTCATTTTATTATCTGTTTATTTATTCGGTGATTCTTAAAATTTAGATATTGAAATTCAAGCGCTTCAAGTATTCCCAAAAAGGCGAAGACGCGAGCCAAAACAAAGACAATCGATCCGATCAAGATAATCGAACAAAGAATCGGAAGGGTAATCGCTAAAGACGGAAGAAATCCAATTTTTCCGCGAATCGATAATTTTTTCATTTTTTTCATTTTTTAATTTTTAAAGTGTTTTTTTATTTCTGTTTTTAATTGATCGGCGACGTTTTGAAGATCGGCGACATTTTTTTCGGCATGAACTGAAATCAAAGATTTTTGATTTTCGAATTTCATTTGTTCTTGAATTGAAATCAAAGTCAATTGAAGTCCGTTCAAGTTAGTTTCTAAATTGAAGATTTTTTTCATTTTAATATATTTTTTTGAATGTATTTTTGAAGATCTTCTTTGTTGATCCAAGTCCGAAATTCGCCGGCGGTTGTCAAGAATCGAATCACTTCGCTTTCGTCGTCGCCCGAATCTTTGATCAATTGAACGATTGAAGAAACGGTCGCGGTTCCGATTTGTTCGGAATCATGATCGGATCGAATCGAAAAGATCGAATCGGAAATCGCTTTTTCTTCGTGAACGTCTATAATCGCGATAACTTCCGAAAGATCGGTGACGCCGATCAATTTAAAATTCGGCGAAGTTTTTTCAACCTCCAAAAGAAACAAATTCAAATCTTTGTCGGTTCCGGTGATTTTTATTTGTCCGTATTTATTTGATAAGACGTCAACGAATTGTCTTCCGGTTTGTTCGTCGGTTTCCGTTTGATTGAAGTCGCCTTTGTAGTCAATTAAGAATTCTTTTTTCATTTTTGTTATTTTTTAAATGGAGTTTAAAATTTCATTACATAGTTCGTTAGGAATTAAAGACCTGTTATAAGATCCTTTTTTCCCTTGCGTACCTGTTTTGGCGCCGCGTCTTGCGCTTTCGTGGTGACAATGTTTATCAATTATATTACCCTCTTTGTCGTACTTGTAATTTTTACACATTTGACGCGGGATCCACGTTTTTGAATTAGTCCAAATATCAGTAGGCTTTGCCCGATCGTCCCCATATTGACAATACCAAACTGTATGCCGATTAAATTCTTGCATAAAGTCCATGTGTCTAAGCATACCGCGAGGATTTTCTATAAAAAAAACTAATTTTGGGTTTATTTGTAACCACTCTTTAATCAAATTTATAAAGTGTTTATTTGTGTTATCGCATTTTAAAGCGTATTGTGTTTTCGGATCCTGGCCGTTCCTATGTGTAGAAATTGCCGATATACTATAAGTTTTGCAATCCGGACTTGCCCAAATAATATTAGGAATAAAAGGAACGTCGAAAGTTTGTAAGTCTTCAATATCAATAATCAAATCAATATTTTCGTATTCAGTCCAATCAACCGAAAAAACTTGCATTTCTTTTTTTTCCCCTACTTTTCCGACGGATCTTGATCCTGCAAAAAGTTCTAATAATTTAATTTTTTCTTTCATGTTTTCGATTTTTAGGATTTTTTAACTATTTTTTTTAATAAACGATTCAAGTTGTTGAATTGCTGAATTATAATTGTATTCGCTTTTTTTATATCTGAAAGATACGGAATCGAATTTTCCTTGACATGACCAAGAAATCGAATTGAATTCCCAAGTGTTGACGATTTCGTTTCCGACGATTTCCGTTGTTGGTTTTCGAAGGTGTCTTTCGTTGCAAATTGACAATTCAAGAATTGCTTTCATTGTTCCGCCTATTGGATTTTTTAAAAGAAACCGGCCGGAACCGGATCCGTCAAATATTTTAACTTCTTGATTTTCAGTCGATTGATTGTTTTTTGTCTTCATTTTACTATTTTTTTGATTGTTAAACCTATCGCAATGTAAACAAAATAAAACAAACTGCGAAAGAAATTGAAATTATTTTTCAATTCGTTTGATTAAAACGGAAGATCGTATTCGCCTTCTTCGAATACTTTTGAAGATAATCCGTTTTCTTGTTCTTCGTTTCGTGAAGACAAAAATTCAATTTCGTCGGCGATCGTTTCGGTAAAATATTTTTTTAGGCCGTCCTTGTCGATATATTCACGAATTGAAAGTTTTCCGACGACAAGGATCTTTTTTCCTTTTGTGACGTAAGATTCGCAAAGTTCCGCAAGTCGCCCAAAAGCCACGACATTAAGCCACAAAGTCGATTTTTCCGATTCGCCGGTTTCTTTGTTTTTTTTGAATTCATTCACCGCGATTGAAAGTTTCGCGATTGTCATTCCGGATTCAAGTCTTTTGATTTCCGGATCGTTGCCGACGTTGCCGGCGATTATGTGTTTATTCATTTTTACTTTTTTTTATTTGCGATCAATTTTGCCGGTGATCGCTTCCGTCTATTTTCCGAACAATCCGTTCGGTTTTATAATTTTCGATTCTTCTTCGACGACATTGATCGCGATCAACCATTCGTCAAAAGTTGGTTTTATTTTTTGATCTTCTTTTTCTTTTCCTTCGTTTAGTTTGTTCCAAGCGCCGGAAAAGCGTTCAAATTCATTTTTCAATAAAAAAGCGACGGCCGCGCTTGCGTTTAGTTTTTTATTCATTTTTTTTAATTTTCATTATTTAATGATTCAAATTCAATCGGTTCGTAAATTTCAAACATTCCGAAAACGGAAAGTTCTTCGATCATGATTCCGAAAATATAAGCGGCGGAATCGGCGTCAATCGCTAAAACTTCAATATTTCCGTAATTCGGAAAAAATCCGTCTTCAAGTTTATGAATTAAAGCGAATCTTTTCATTTGAAGAAGTCTTTTAATTCTTTTTTTTCTTGAATAATTCTTTCAAAAAGATTTTCGATCGCGATCTTTCTTTGATTCCTTCGAAGAAAGTCTTTTCGCTTCATTGTCGCCGATTCTTGTTCCTTCATTACTTTTCGAAATTCGTTGTCGTCTTTCGATCCAAATTTATGAAGTCGGTGATTGATTTCGGAATCGGTTCTTTTTTCGGCGTCGGTTGTGATTTTTTGAATTTCTTCTTTTGAAAGATCCTTGAAAAATCCGTGTCTTTCTTTTAAAGTTTTGAAAACAATTGAAACCGGAAACAATTCAAAGTCGATTGATCCGTTTTCTTTGTATTGATTAAAAAAGTCGGTCAAAAGACCGTGATCGAAATTTTTGTTGTGTTTTTCGATCACTTCCGGCCGTTTGTTATATTCTTCGCGATCTTTCAATTCTTTGGCCGCGTCTTCGCGTTGCATTTCCGCGACAATTTGCCGACGGTGATCAAGATAATCGTTGAAGACGCGTGACAAATAAAGGGCGGAAAAGTGTCCGTAGTGATTCAATTCGGTTTTGAAGTCACCTTTGACGGCAACTTCAAAAGAAAGTTTTATTTCTTCCGGTGAATGATTTTTCAAGTTATCTTTTATAAAGTTTATTAAAACAATCTTTTCAATGTCGCCCGGAATTTGTTCCGTTCTTAAACCTACAAGGGCGAAAATATATCGAAGCGCTTGTTTGATAGGTTCAACGCTTTCAATGTCACGAATTTTCAAATCGGTTCGAATTGATTTTTTTATTTCGTCCCTTTTAGAAATCGCGAAGTTTGTCTTCGAAAGTTGGTTTTGTGTTTTTTGAATTTCGTTTTTCAATATCTTTTTCATTTTCTTTTCTTTTTATCAACCAATTTTTCGCGGTCAAATATACCGACGAATAATTTTTGTTTAATTTACTAAAATTTTCCATTTGATCAAAAATCATGATCACTTCTTCAATGTCAAATTCTTTTTCAAGACGTTTGCAAAATTCCGGCGTCAATTGAGTTTTTAAAGATCCAATTCGCGGACAATTTTCTTCAATGTATTTTTGAAAAACATGATCAAAAATAAATTCTTCTTTTTTTATATATTTTTTTTTAATTATAGAAATTGAAGAAGAAGAAGAAGAAGAAGAAGAAGGGGTTTGATTTTGGTTGTCGGTTTGCTTATCCAAAATTGCAACCTTTTTAATCAAATTAGGGTTTCCGCCTTTTGATCCGGCTTCGCGTCTTATCCTTGAAAGTTGGGCGTCTTCGGTCATTCTTTTCGAATAAAACCTTCCGGCGGCGTCTTGTTTAATGATTCCGAAAGACGTCAATTCATGAAAGACTTTTTTGAATCTTTTCGGCGTCAATCCGGAAAGCGTTCGAATTCCTTTTTCGTCTAAAATTTGACCGGCGACAATCAAAAAACCCGGATCCGGCGACAAAAAAGCATGACAAAGAAGATCAATCCAAACGCCGCGCGCTTCGGCCGAAACCAATCGAAGCGAAGTATCGGTCAACCAATCGGCCGCGTAAAACTGAAAGGCCGGCGCCTTGTTTCTTGAATTCTTTTTCATTTTGCCGGGTTTTTTGCGTAAAGATTAAAACAGACATTTAAAAGCCTTCGCGATCGTTTGTCAAGGATCTTTTTCTTTCCGTTTATAAGGTTCGACAAAAACGATTTCGAAAATTCCGGAAATTGTCGATTGAATTCGGCAAAACTTGAAAATTCGGTCAAAATCGTTCTTCGAATGAATTCGCGCGTGTCCGTCTTGATTTCTTTTTCGGGGTTCAAGACTTGAATTCCGTCTTTGATCACTTTCAAAAGTTCTTCTTGATCTTTTTTTATTGTTCCGTCTAAAGCGCGAATAATAGTCCAAGAATTCAATTCTTGTTTTCGGTGATTTGCAAAAGCGTTGATCGATCCGAATTTTTCAATTATTCTTTTTTTCAATAATGTCGTTTTCATGATTTTCAATTTTTGTCGTTTGTTATTTCTTCGATTCTTTGCTTTGCCGTTTCGTTGACCGTTGTTCTTTTATCTTCTTGAACAAAGTCAAAGATTTCGGATTCGTCTTTCATTTCTTTAATAAAGAAGATCGCTTCTTTTGCGTCGTATTGAACGGAATTGACAAACATTCGCGGCGTTGATAGTTGAATCGTTTCGCCTTCGACGATTTGAACGTCTATTTCTTCCGTTTCCGGGCCTTTTAATTCTTCGGCGGCTTCTTGTATTAGATTCTTTTTTTCGTTGATTAAACGATCATTTTCGCCCTTTACTAATTTAATGAAATCTTCTTCTTTTTGAAGATCCGGAAAGCCTTTCCAAATTTTGACGATTGCTTCGCGATCTTTTGCTTGAACAATCATTTTTTCGGCTTCTTTGAATTGATCGTCAATCGAATGAATAATTTCTTCCGGGTTTTCTTCAATTACCGTCGCCGTCGTGTCGATCGTTTCGTTTCCGATTTCTTCTTTTGTATAAGGTAGGCCGCCTAATTCGTCAGAAAAACACAATCGGAAGCCTTGTGACATTGCAACTTTTTTGATCATTGTGACCGGCTTTCCGCGCCAAAACGAAGTTAGGTCGCCGGCTTTTGTTCTTTGGCAATATTCCGAAAAATAAACTTCATGAACGAATTCAAATTTGAAATCTTTCCGGTGAATTGTGATAATTGCTTTCAAGTCGCTTTGATCCGGATTTTTAAAGTTTACAGATCCGGCCGTCGTAACTTTCCAACCGGCCAACAAACCGGATCTTTCGGCGCGCTTGATATATGTTTCATAACCGACCACAATTGAAAAATTGCTTCCGTATTTAGAAGCGTATATTTCACGCTTGAAAGGATTCAAGCCGAAGGCCGTTGAAATTTGAATAAATTGATCGACTTCAACGTCGGTCAAATGTCCGACAAGATTCGCCGCGCGAAGATATTTTTTCAACGTTTCCGCGTTTACGTTGTTCGTTTGATTTGTGATTTCTTGTTTCATGATTTTCGATTTTGTTTTGAATTATTTGACAAATTTAATGATTTTTATTTCGGAAAAGAAATTTCGATCGTCGTTGTTGATTTTTTAATCGGTTGAAAAAGTTCGATCAATTCGCCGGTTTCCGGGTGAAGAATTGTTTCTTTTCCTTTGACCGTCTTCAAGCGCGCTTCAAGTTCTTTTTGTTGAAGAATCATTTGAACGATTTCGTCGTTTGTATCGTTCCAAACCGGAGTATTTGAATAATCGTATTTCACGCCGGCTTCTTTTGTTTTGATCTTTACGCCGCGAATTGAAGCCGTTTCCGGGTGATATTTCGCCGCTTCGTCAATACATGAAGAAAGGATCTTTTTCTTCGCGGCTTGAAGCGTTTTCGTCAAGAATTCAATCTTGATCACAAGGTCAAGCGGTTCTTCAATTCCGGCGTCAACGCCGGCGGCGATCTTTGTCGAAAGATCTTCGATTTCTTTTTTTGAAAGTGTTCCTTGAATCACTTCAATAGGATTTTGATTTTTCATGATTTTGATTTTTGATTTGTAATTTTTATTAATATTAATTTATAAAGCATTTCGCCCAAATTTGAAGAATAATTGATCAAAGACATTTTGAATATTTCTTCAAGTTGATTCAACGGAAAGTTTTTGACTTCGCCGACGGACGGAAAACGAATGAAAAAAATCGTCAATTGATATATAATGAATTGACGTTCTTGTTCGATCAAATCCGGCCAAATATCGCCGATTTGAAATTCTTTGACGGTGATTTCTTCGATTTCTTCAATTTTTCGGCCGTCAACCGTTGAAAATTTGATATTTTTGTGAATGTTCATTTTTCCTTTTCGATTTTGGGTTTGAACAAGAAGGCCGGCGAAGTGATTTGACCGGCCTTCGTTGTATATTTATTTTTTTACGGTTGTTTTATATCTGAAATGAAAACTTTGAATATTATATCCGCCGGCCGAATGGGCGTTCGTATATATTTCGTTCAAGAATTCGCCCTTTGAATAAAGATCCGCGTTGATTTCAAATCCTTTCGCGCCCTTATCGATCTTATTGATCTTTACTTCGTCGGTTCCTAAAGGACAATATTTCGCAAGGTTTGTCAAAAGTTTAAAAGTTTCCGTTTCAACTTTTTGATTTTCCATTTCTGAAATTTCGTTTTCGGTTCCATAACGAAAACAACGATAAACATTATAATCGAATTGATTCGCTTGATCTTGCGCTTCTTTTCTTCGATCGTAAGTCGAAAACCTTTCGTTCAAGTCAACGTCAAATTTTTTTTCTACAAAAGCCTTAATTTTATCATTTACTTCGTTAGTCAAAACAACGTTTCCGGTAAATTTTGAAAGACCGCGAACCGGAAGATTTTCTTTGTTCATTATTTCGGTGATTGCTTGAACCGCGTCTTCAAGCGCTTTTCTTGTTGGCGCGAATCTTTCGATCACTTTGTTTCGACAAATTGTCAAAATTTCCGAAAGAATCGGTTTCATGTTTTCAACGTGATTTTCAATCGCTTCTTTTTCGTCTTCTTTTTTGTAGTGATTCAAAATCGCTTGAACCGCGCGAAATTTTTCGCTTGCAATACAAACCGGGTGAACGATCATTTTTTGAAGAAATTCTTTCGAAAAGTGTTTTGACATTGTTTTCGATTGCGAAGCGATTGATCTTCCGTTTCCGCCGTTGATCATTTTTGTCAAATAATAAAGCGACGCTTCAAATTTGTCGAAGTTTTCGATATTTTTTCCGTTAATTGTCACCGTATAATCTTCGCGGCCTTTTTCGCTAACTTGTTGAGAATCAGCGCTTTGAATTGTGATTGTCTTCATTTTGTTGGTTTTTTTATTGTTAAACATATCGCAATATAAAGACTTTTTTTGATTCCGCAATACTTTTTAGAATATAATTTCAATAATCATGACAAAAAAGAAAACAAAAAAGACGCAAAGAAGCGCCCGAATTGCAAAATTAATCTTCTAAATCGAAGTGTTTAAGCATAAAAAACAAAGAAACGTGACTAACTAATGAAGACGGAATCAAAAACCAAAAAGAAAGATCAAGTTTCCAAAAAGCCAACAAGAAGACAAGAATTGAAATATATTGATTCATGCAAATCGTGCAACCGCCTAAAGGTTTATAAAGGAACCGAAACGGATTTTTCTTGTTTTCGAAAAAGAAGCGATTCAAGAAGCGAAGCCAAAAAGCGAAAATATTTCCTTCGCGAAAAGTGAAGTCAAGAAAGAAAGAAGCAAAAGCCGCAAATAAGCCGCAAATAATCGAATTTACAGCGCTTTGATAGGTTCCGAAGTCGTTCACGAAGAAGAACAACAAAAAACCGCTTAAAAGGCCCAAAAGATAAAGTCCGAATTTTTTCATTTTACAAATTTAAAAGATTAACAAGAAGGCGAAGCGCCGGAAAGAACAAAAACACAACCGCCGCCGATCGAAGTCAAATAATTGAATCCGGAAATCGGAACCGCGATCGTTGAAGGAATTTGAATTTTTATTTGAATTTCGCCGACTTCGTCAAAAGTATAAGGAAGAACGATCGGTTCGTTCAAAGCGAAAGTTTTGACGATCCTTTCGGTTCGTCCGCGATAGGTGACTTCGAAAGTAAAATCGCCGGCTTCAAAAGCCGTGAAACCGAAATCAATCGGATCGTTTGGAAGAAAACAACCAAGATCTTGAAAACAAGTGCAATTCATTTTTTTATTTTTAAGTGTTTATAATAGTAGAATTTGAAAATTCCGGAATTTGAAGAAGTTGATTTTCGACGAATTCGGCCGTCGGAAATTCCGGCGAC